TTACCTAAAGATTTGAAAGTAGCTATTTTAGACCAAGTATCATTTGATTATGAAAATAGAGGACTAGATGGAGACAAGGGAATATGTGAAAAGACTTGGAAGGCTTGTCAAAGATGGACCAGACAATCACCAATATTATGAGAATAGGAAGGGCAAAAACAAATTATGTAGATACCAACTCTATGACAATGGAGGTGGGGTTATATGTGCCTACAAGGGTCTCAGATGGTCAAGGAGGCTATACAACTACTTTCGCCTTACAAGAGGTCGTTTGGGGAGATTTTCGCCCAGATAACCAAAATAGAGCCTTATTGGAAATGGAGTTAAGTTTTACTCGTTCTGCTAGATTATTTATTAGATACGATGTAACAATTACTGATAATTACCAATTAGAGGTAGAAGGTGTAATGTACACAATACATTCTCTTAAAGATGTAGAAAACCAGTTTAGATTTTACGAAATAATAATGTACGCATAATGGCTGGATTTGCACTTAATTTAACTGGGTTGCCTAATCTTATGGATAGATTAAAAACTATTGAAGATAATCTAACTAAAGGTGTGGCTGAAGAAATTAGTGCATCTACATTAAAAATTGAACGTGATGCTAAAAGAAATGCACCAGTTAACTTTGGCTCATTAAGAAATAGTATTCACGCTGAATCTATGTTAAATGGATTGACAGGCAAGGTTATTGTTGATGCTTCTTATGCACCTTATGTTGAGTTTGGTACTGGTGGCAAAGTTTCAGTTCCTAGTGGGTATGAATCATTTGCAATGCAATTCAAAGGAGGCAAAAGTGGTACTTATTATGATTTTTTATTAGCTATTATACAATGGATTAAAAGAAAAGGAATTACACCTAAAGATGCTACTTATAATATTAAAACACAAAGAAGAACAGGCAGTAAATCACAAAAATTTGACCAAGATGTAAGAATGGCTCAAAGTATAGCATTTTCAATATTAAAGAAAGGAATCAGACCACAACCTTTTTTAATACCAGCATACGAACAAGAAAAACCTAAATTGTTTAATAGACTAAAAAAACTACTCAATGCTAAACCCTAATATAGAAATAAAGAAATGGTTTTATACCGAATTAGTAAGTGCAACTAGCTTAGGTGTTTACGATGGTTTTGCTCCAGATGGGGTAGGTAATGAATACATTATTTTAGATGGTAGAACATCAAGCCAAGAACAAGGGAAAGGAGGTTATACAAATTCTATTACTATCATAGTTGACATTGTTACAAAAAATGCTAACTTTGGCTATAAACGAGCTGAACAAATAAGCAATTTGGTGTTAACGAATATAAATTCTGATACAACAATAACTTTAAGTAATGGTTTTACGTCATCTGCTTTAAGTGTTGAAAGTGTTAGAAATTTAGATGGATTAAACCCTTTGGATAACGTTTTCAGAACGATTATAACATATAATATAATAATAACTCAAAATTAAAATAAAATGGCAGAAACTAAAGTATCAGCAAGAGATTATATCCTTTTAGCTGACATAGACGGAGACGCAACATTTAAACCTGTTGCTTGTCTTACAACTAACTCAATGACATCAACTGTTAACACTATTGATGCAACTTCAAAATGTGGAGACCAATATCAAGCTGGTCCTTCATTTACTCAATCATTTAAAGGTGATGGTTTTGCAATTGATGAAACAGGAACTCCAAGTAAGGATTCTTACCAACAATTGTATGCTGCTCACGCTGCAAGAACATCTTTCAATATGAAGATGGGTAAAGCAACTCCAACTGCTGGTGATATAGTTTATTCAGGTCAAGTATTTATTTCAAACTTTGATGTAAATGCAGATGATAAAGATGATGTAAAATTTACTGCAACTTTCGTAGTAACTGTACCACCATTAACACAAACTGAAACTGCATAATAAATAACCTATGTTTGAATTAAGACTGAACAACAAAATTATTCCTTTAAAATGGGGAACTTGGGCAATGAAACGTTTTTGTGAACTAGAGAATAAAACTTTAGTAGAACTTATAAACGTTTTATCTAGTGGGAACTATGATTTAAGCACTATTGTTAATATCATTAGTTCTGCTGCCGAAAGTGGATATAAAAGCCTTCAAAAGCCTATTGATTTTGATGAGTATATGATTTGTGAATGGATAGATGAAGTAGGTGGTTTATCTGCTAAAGAGGGTCAATTAATTGCATTTATGAAGTATATGCAAGATTCAATGACACCAGATTTGCAGGAAACTAAGAAAGAGGCAAAAAAAAAATAGGATTTTATAGTTGGGATTCTCTATTAATTCTCGCAATTGAAGTTGGCTTGACAATAAATGAGTTTTGGCAACTATCTTGGCGAGAATTTTTGTTATATAATATGGCTTACCAAAATAAGGAAGTAAAGGAATGGGAAAGAGTAAGAACTTTATCGTATATGATATACTTATCTAATACAACTGATAAATCTCCTAAAAGTCTCAAATCCTTTATGCCTTTGCCAAGTGATATAGATGAGAATGAAGATGAGCCTAAACTAACAAATGAGGAGCTTCAAAGAACATTATCTTTGTATGGAGTAAAATAATAAAATGGCAAACGAAACTTTACAATTAATAATAACTGCCGATAATAAAGAAGCGTTAAAAGCTATTGAAGATTTAGCAAAATCAACTTCTGGATTAAAGACTAGGTTTCAAGAGATTAAAGGAGATACTAATCAAGCTGCACTTGCTTTAAATAACTTATCTAGGGTTGCACAAGATGCTCCTTATGGAATTATAGGTATAGCAAATAATATTAACCCATTATTGGAATCATTCCAAAGATTACAAGCATCAACAGGAAGTACAACAAATGCTTTAAAATCAATGCTTTCTAGTTTAGCTGGTCCAGCAGGTATTGGTTTAGCAGTAGGTGCTTTAAGTTCAATTTTAGTAGCATTTGGTCCAAAAATTTCTAAATATATTGAGCAAATATCTGAAGCTGATATGTTCCAAAGAAAAATGAATGATTCTCTAGCAAAGGCTACGGGTTCAGCAGAAGCAGAAGGAATTAAATTAAATATTTTAAATGGAATAGTACAAAACAATAATTTATTAACTAAAGAAAGAGAAACTGCATTAGCACAATTACAAAATACATATAAAGGTAATATTGAACTACAAAAGTTAGATATTAATGATGGTAATAGATTACAAGTAGTTCTTAATGGTATTACAGATGCTTTAAAGCGTAAAGCATTAGCACAAGCATTTGCAACATTAATAGCCGAAGAAGAAGCAAAGAAAGCAAGACTACAATTAGATAGTTTGTCAGAAATGAGAGATAAGGTTGGTGCAGTAACGGCTGCTTGGACATTTATTAAAGCTGCAATTGGGAATGCTTCTGGAGAGATGGCTTCTGTTCAATATAATACTGAAATAACTAATAAGGCACTAGGTCAACATCAAGAAGAATTATTAGGGGTTGATAATAACATATCTTTATTAAATACTAAATATGTAAATCTTATTTCGGACCAAATAAAATTTGGTGATTCTACTACTTTATCTACTTCTGCTTTGAAAGCACAAAGTGCTGAAATGAGTAATTATCAAAGAGAATTAAATGCTTATATAAAATCGGAACAAGATATTACTAGACCCACAAGGGCACAAAGAAGAAAAGCAACTCCAGTATTATTTCAACTTAATAGACAAAGAACAGACAAGATAAGTGAAGATGTACCAGCTTGGTACACAGACACTATGAATGAGCAAACTAATGTAGCTGCCCAAGACTTAGAAACTCTTAACACTCAATTAAAATTATCTGCTGAATTAACATCTGTTGTTGCTTCAGGTTTTAACAATGTATTTGAGACTTTTGTTAATGGTGGAGATATAGGCAAAGCATTAGAAGAATCGTTTAAAAGAATTGCTATACAATTAGTAGAAATGGTTGCACAAGCATTGATATTTAAAGCTATTTTAACTGCATTGGGTGTCGGTGCTACTCCTTTAGGTGCTGCTGCTTTAGATAGTGGAATGGGATTTGGTGGAGGTGGTTTATTAGGTCAATTTTTATTAAAGGGTAGTGATTTAGTATTAGCAACTCAAAGAGCAAATAGTAACCTTAACCTGAGAAGATAATATGGCATATCAAAATAAATACAAAGCAACATTTGCAAGTAAATCAGGCAAAACTGCTTATTTATATTTACAAGAGGATTCTTACGCTGGTAGTTTAATTGAGTATCAAGGAGTAGCTATTAACCTTCAATACATACCTAATTCAGATGACCCATTTGAACCTATTTATGCAAGTCAATTAGGTGTCGTTTTAGATGTAACAGATGACCTAGCTAACATACCTGATTTTACTACTTTAAATGATAGAAAGTATTTTGCCAAATTATATTTAGATGCCAATTTAGAATGGTGTGGCTGGGTATTATCAGATAATGTTCAAATAAGTTATTCAACTGGTAGAAAAGAATTATCATTTAATGCAGTTGATGGATTAGGTTTACTTAAAAGCATCCCATTACCAATAGATGCTTCTACTAATACAAATGCTATAAATACTTTATTATACTTCATTAGATTATGTTTAAATAGTATTGATTTCCCAATTGACCCAAATATAATGACAGTATGTTCTTATTATGCTACTGGTATG